CTTCTCAGTACGTGATGCTCCAACAACCTACGGACAGCACGTACTGAGAAGTAACTGGGGGATTCAATCAGCACAAGACTGGTTAGCCTCAGGAAAAAAACTAGGATCAGATTCAATGGGACACCCAGATCGTGTAGCACCTAAAAGACTATCACCAGAAGAAGAAAGAGCAAGTCGCCAACGTTCTTTCGATGACGAAATGGAAAGAGAAGGAACAGAAAATAAAAAACCAATGATGAAAGAAACAAAATTAACTGCTAAAGAAAGACGTTTAGTAGAGATGGTAAACAATGCTATGGGATACCAAGAAGAAGGACAATATGAAGGACATCAAAATGCAGATCCAAATGTGCCTAACGATTCTACAGACATGGCGATAGGTATGATGAAAAACGGATTACCAGAAGGAGATGAAATGGCTGACGAAACTGTAATACCTGAGTACAATACAATCGATGAGTTAATGAACAGCATTGACCACGGAACCAACAAGGTAGCAGAGGAGCACAAAATCCAAGAAATGAAAAAGATTGCTCAAGCATTAAGAGAGAAAGGAAAAAAAATGGAAGAGAGTGAGCATGCTGCACACATTAGTCCAAAAGATTTAAAGCAATTAGCTACTGATGCTGCAAAGTTAGAAAAAGCAGCAGAAAAGCTAAAAGCAGCATTTGATAAAAAATTCAACAAAAAAGAAAAACCAGCCGCAGCTCCAAAAGCAGAAAAAGTAGAAGCTTTACAAGAAGGAGCTTTTGACTTGAGAAAATTTTTAGCAGAAAACAGAAAATAGTATCATCGAATAAGTAAACAAGCCCACCCTCTAAAGGTGGGTTTTTTTATATCCACATATTTATTATATATAAGTATATAATATGTCACAACCAGATATAAAACAAATCGTTGCACAGGAGTATGTAAAGTGTGCAAAAGATCCGGCTTACTTCATGAAGAAGTATTGCTACATACAGCATCCAACAAGAGGTAGAATTTTATTTAACCTATACCCATTCCAAGAAGGAGTACTGCATTTATTCAGAGATGAAAAAATGCTAATAACCCTAAAGTCAAGACAGTTAGGAATATCCACTTTAGCCTCAGCATACGCACTTTGGCTAATGATCTTCCACAAGGATAAAAACGTTTTAGCATTAGCAATTACTCAAGCCACAGCTAGAAACCTTGTAACCAAAACGATTTTCATGTATGAGAATCTACCAAAATGGTTACAGCTTCCATTCGTTGAGAAGAATAAACTATCAATGAGACTTAAGAATGGTTCTAAAATAACAGCTAAATCATCCAATTCAGATGCAGCTCGTTCAGAGGCAGTATCACTTTTGCTTATAGATGAGGCCGCTTTTATCGATAACATCGAAGAAACGTTTACAGCAGCTCAACAAACCCTAGCAACTGGGGGTCAATGTATGGCCCTGTCAACTCCAAATGGTGTAGGTAACTGGTTCCACAAAACATGGGAAAAAGCTGAAGCAGGAGAGAATGGATTTGTACCCATTAAACTAAAATGGGATGTACATCCAGAGAGACAACAAGACTGGAGAGATGAACAAACAAGACAATTAGGAGAAAAGCATGCAGCACAGGAATGTGATTGCGATTTCATGTCATCTGGAGACTCAGTAATTGAGGTTGAAAATATGGCTTTCTATGAAGAAACATATGTAAAAGATCCAAGTGAAAGAAGAGGGGTAGATGGAAATTTATGGATATGGGAATCACCTGACTATTCCAAATCGTATATGGTTGTTGCCGATGTCGCTAGAGGGGATTCTACCGATTACTCTGGCTTCCACGTATTCGATATTGAAAGCTGTACACAAGTTGCTGAATATAAAGGAAAAATATCACCTAAAGAATACGGAAACGTACTTGTAGGAATAGCCACAGAGTATTGCGATGCACTTTTAGTAATAGAGAATGCAAATATCGGATGGTCAACAATTGAACAAGTACTATCCAGAGAATATAAAAACCTATACTATTCCTCAAGATCAGATACAGAAACAGTTGAATCTTATATGGCTAAATATGAAAGAGATAAGCTAGTACCAGGATTTACAATGTCCCTAAAAACAAGACCACTTGTAATAGCTAAGATGACTGAGTACGTAAGAGAAAGATCGGTTATACTACAATCTAAAAGGCTACTGGGAGAGATGCGTGTATTCATATGGAGAAACGGTAAGGCACAGGCACAATCAGGATACAATGATGATTTAGTTATGTCTTTTGCGACAGCACTATATGTAAGAGACACAGCAATTCGAATGAGACAGCAGGGAATGGATCTTTCAAGAGCTACAATGAATGCATTTGTTGGACTCAATCAAAGAAACACTGGAGTGTATAACGTTGCTCCAATGCAAAATAATCCTTATCTTATGGAAACACCTGGTGGCCAAGAAGATCTTACGTGGCTATTAGGATAAGTTACTATTTATAAATAAAACATTCTTAAAATGGCAGAAAGAAATTTATTCACCTCACTCCAGAGACTGTTCTCAACAGACATATTAGTTAGGAACGTAGGAGGAGACGAGTTGAAGATTGCTGATGTTAATCACATTCAATCAACAGGGAAGTATCAAACCAATTCATTATTGGATAGGTTTTCTCGATTATACATATATAATAATAAAAACATATTTAATCCGAACCTAAACTATCAAACACTTAGGGTACAACTTTATTCGGATTATGAGGCAATGGATACAGATGCAATTATAGCATCAACATTGGACATACTAGCAGATGAGTCTACACTGAAAAGTGCAATGGGAGAAGTTCTTTCCATTAAATCTACAGATGAAAATATTCAAAGAGTTCTTTACAACCTCTACTACGACGTACTAAACATTGAGTTTAATCTTTGGTCATGGGTTAGAAACATGTGCAAGTATGGTGACTTCTTCTTAAAACTAGAAATCTCAGAGAAATTTGGAGTTTATAACGTACTTCCTTATACAGTCTACCACATGGTGAGACATGAGGGGATGGATAAAGAGGATCCAACCAAAGTAACATTCTCAATCGATCCAGACGGATTAGCATCTACAGCAGATCCGAACTACATTCCAAACAATAGTAAACAAACTATTATGTTGGACAATTATGAAGTAGCTCACTTCAGATTAATATCAGATACAAATTACCTTCCTTATGGTAGATCTTATATTGAACCAGCTCGTAAAATCTACAAACAATTAACTCTTATGGAGGACGCAATGTTGATTCACAGAATCATGAGAGCTCCAGAAAAGAGAATGTTCTACATCAATGTAGGGTCTATTCCACCAAATGAAGTTGAGCAGTTCATGCAAAAAACTATCAATAGCATTAAGAAAACTCCTTATGTAGATCCACAGACAGGTCAGTATAACTTGAAATTTAACATGCAAAACATGATGGAGGATTTTTACCTACCAGTTCGTGGTGGTGATACTTCAACTCGTATTGATACAACAAAAGGATTAGAGTATGATGGTACAAATGACGTTGAGTACTTAAGAGACAAGATGTTTGCAGCACTTAAAGTGCCAAAAGCATATTTTGGATACGAAAAGGATTTAACAGGTAAAGCAACTCTTGCAGCTGAGGATATTCGATTTGCTAGAACAGTAGAAAGACTTCAAAGAATTGTAGAGAGTGAATTAACCAAAATTGGATTAGTACACCTATACTCTCAGGGATTTGATAAGGAATCACTTACCAACTTTGAGATTAAATTAACGACTCCATCCATTATCTACGAACAAGAAAAAGTAGCTCTTTGGAAAGAGAAAGTTGACTTAGCAACTCAAATGCAATCAACAAAACTATTCTCATCAGATTATATCTACGACATGTTATTCGACATCTCGGAAGATAAGTATAACGAAATGAGAGAACTTATTAGAGAAGATGCTAAACGAGGATTTAGAATATCTCAAATAGAGAACGAAGGAAACGATCCAGTATCAACAGGACTTTCTTTTGGAACACCTCACGATTTAGCTTCAATATATGGATCAAGAGAGCAAGGGGAATTACCAGCAGGATATGATGAGAATGCAACAATAGGAAGACCAAGAGAAAAAATGTCAATACTAGGAACCCAAGCAGATCCAGTAGGAGGTAGAGACAGGCTAGGTGTTCATGGAATGAAAGGTGGGTATCCAAGTGATAGTGAAAATGTAAGAGAAGGTATGAATAATACTATGTCAGTTTTTCTAAGAAACAAAGATCTATTTCCAAATAAGAAACAGAATATCTTTGAGGAAAAAGCAGAAATTGAATCAGATCTTTTAAATGAGGCTAACATTAGAGATTTAGATAACTAAACACTATTTATAACAAAGACATACCTAAGATGCAGATTGGAATTTATAAAATACAAAATCCCATAGGAAAGATTTACATAGGTCAAAGTATAGATATTCAAAAAAGGCTCACAACATACCAGAAACGAATAGAAGGATGTAAGAGTCAAATAAAGCTATATAACTCACTAGTAAAATATGGTTTCTCTGAGCATATCTTTGAGATTATAGAAAAGTGTGAAGTAGCGCAGTTAAATAGACAAGAACGCTACTGGCAGGACTACTATAGCGCAGTAGGAAGTACAGGGCTAAACTGCAGACTAACAACATCAGAAGATAAGTCAGGTCAATTGACAAAAGAGGTACGAGATAAGATAGCAGCATCTAGTATGGGAAAAGTAAAGACACAAGAACATAGAGATAAAATTGCAGCAAGCAAAAAGGGAATACCAACGAACGTAGGAGAAAACAACCCAGCAAAACGACAAGACGTTAAGCTTAAAATGAGGAAAGCAAAGGTAGGAAAACCTAGCAACAATATAAAACCAGTATACCAGCTAGGTGCCTCTGGGGAAATTTTAAGAGAGTTTGCCTCAATAAAAGAAGCAGCAATTGCTATGAAAACTACAGGAATAGGTAATGCAATAAAGGGAAGAAGCAAAACAGCAGGTGGTTTTGGATGGAAATATAAAAACAACTAACTATGCGAATACGTCATTCGAAATATAAAAACACGGGCTTAATATTTGAACTATTAGTAAAACAAATAGCAGCGGACACTCTATCGAAAAGAGACTCCCCGGCTCTAACTGTACTAAGAAAGTTTTATACAGGGAATACAACCCTAGTAAGAGAGTTCAAACTTTATGATTTTGTACTAAAAAACAAAGGGGTAGGACCAAAGAAAGCAGAATCAATACTAAGCACTATTGTAGAGCTTTCAAGAAAGCTAGATCCTAATTCACTAAAGAAGCAAAAGTACGAGTTAATTAAAGAACTAAAAAGTCACTACGACTTAGAGGAGTTCTTTTCAATTAAAGTAGGATCATATAAACCATTGGCAGCTCTATACTGCCTAATGGAAGCACAAAATACAGCAGGCTTAGTTGACTTGGACGTATTTGTTGATAATAAAACAACAATACTTGAGCACTTAACTCAAAGTAAAGTAGCAGACGGACAAGCAAAAAATGCTTTGATTGAAGAGTATTCAAAATATGATAAAGACTTAAGACTTTTAACATATAAAATACTATTGGAAAAATTTAATCACCAATACAAAGATTTACTCCCAGAACAAAAAAATATTCTAAAGGAATTTATAGTATCAGTTAACTCTTCTACCAGATTAAGAAACGTAGTAAATGAGGAAATGACTAAATTGCAAGTAGAGATTTCTAAATTAAAAAAGAACATTACCGATAAAGTAGTGAAAATCAAATTAGAAGAAATTCAAAAAGTAATTATTCCTATAAAAAATACTCAAAAAGTTGATGACAATCACCTAGTTTCACTAATGCAGTACTACGAATTAGTAAATGAACTAAGAGCTTTATGAAACGGTCAAAATTACTTGAAATAATAAAAGAGGTCTTGGACGAACAAGAGGGAGGAGCTGTAGGAAACGTAACAGGAGCTGTAGGTCCAATAGCAACACCAAAAGCTTTTGCAAAAAAAGGACAAGGAAAAAACGTTGCAACTAAGACAGCAGAGAAGTTAGGGTATACAACTGTAAAAGCAAAGAAGTATCCTTATAGTACAAAAATGATTGACTACAAAAAATTCCAATAAATAACATGAGAACATTACAAGAAAAATATAACGGTATTCAAGAGGGAACATTTAGCAAGGACCACTTCTTAGCTGAAGCTAGAATGCAACAACCACAACTAATAACTCGTTTCAACGGATACGATGATGCTGTTCAAATTCTTAAGAACAGAGGAATGATTCAAGAGGCTAGAGTAGCATATGACGTACCTATGATTGATAATCAGAGAGCAGCTTTTGACAAACTAAGTGATTTATACTTTGAATATCTTAGAAAGTATGCAAAATCTAAAGGAGATAATACATCAATGTCAAATTCACAACTAGGTGATAAATATAGAGAAGAAATAGAAACAAAATTAGGATTACCTCCTCATAGTGCTTATGCAGATCTTGCAAAAGAACTAAAGAATAGAGGAATGATTGTAGAAGGTATAAAAGAAGGACTAGGAGATAAGCAATACCTAGACGCACTTCGCAGCTCAGATGCCAATAGTATCGAATCTGCTAAAAAAATTCTAAAAAGAAAATTTAAAGATTTAGATGATAAAAATATCGAACACTTAGCTAAAGAGTGGGCTAAGCGATCACTAGATGAAGCAAAACTTACTAAAAAGAGCTTAACAGATTACAGATACAAACCAACCAACGATATGGACAAATATCCATACGAACAAATCCTAAGAGGTTTAAGAGTTGAACTAGAAGCAGCAGGAGTATTAGGTACACCAACACCAGAAGAATATTCAAAAGCATTAGCAAAAGTTTCTAAAAACTTAGCAAAAGATTCAATCTTCTATACCAACCAAGTAGCAGGTGTTAATCCAAAAGTAGACTTACACGATAAGATGGTTGCTGCAACAGCAAAAAATACTGTAGATACTTTCAACGGAATGAAAAAAGCAGCTTTAAAAGAAGGATTCAAAAAATTAATCAAAAAAGTATTATCTGAGAATTCAAACGACTTAGCTGATCTTTTTGACGCTGACGAAGAAAGAGAAGAAAGAAGATACACTACTAACGATTACGGAGATCACGGACCAGAAAGTGAAACTGGAGACAGCTTTGATAACATGGATCCAGAAAACTATAACGAAGAGGAGTTTGAATTACATGGAGAAGAGGATTTGAAAGAATCAGGAATGGGAGATGTTTACCTATTAGCCCAAGAATCGGATACATTTGAAGACTTTGTACAAGCAATAGAACAAGAGTACGGACCAACCTCAGACGTAGATGAACTTATGTACATTTGGGATAATAGAAGGGATCTGGAGGATGATCTTTATGAAGTTAGAAAAGCAAAATCGTTATCTGAATTATTAAAATAAGTAAGATGAACAATTTATTAATAAATGTAACTCCTTTTAAATCGATACTTACTGAAGTAAAGGGCAAACCTAATGTCTTTGAAGTAACAGGAATTATGCAACGAGCAGGAGCTAAAAACCAAAACGGAAGAATCTATAAAAGAGAAATTCTTGAACAAGAGGTTCAAAATTATATAGAGAATTTTGTAAAGGTAGGAAACGCTTACGGAGAATTAGATCATCCAGAATCAGCAATCGTATCTCTTAAAAATGCTTCACACGTAGTAAAACAACTATGGTGGGAAGGAGATGACTTGATGGGAAAATTAGAACTACTAAATACTCCATCTGGAAACATCGTTAAAGAGATTATTAGAGGAGGACATACAATGGGAATTTCTTCTCGTGGTACAGGATCAGTAACTCAAACAAACGAAGGAACTCTAATGGTTCAACCAGACTTTGAATTAGTATGTTGGGATTTCGTTTCTAATCCTTCTACACAAGGAGCTTTTATGAATCCAATTTCATTAAACGAAGGAAAACAATCAGTAGGAAAATACGATAAATTAGACAGTATTATTAACAATATACTAAGAGCGTAATGGAAAACAATTTCGACATACACAATTGGCAAGCAAAGTTCTTACAAGAAGGAAGCAATTATAGACTATCCCCAGACGAGTTCTTAAAGCAAGAAATGCCACATATAAAAAGTTGGGAGGGAGTAGAGTATACGGATGTACTCACTGCAATGGAAGAGTATGCAGATTACGTTGATAAGTTTCTAGGCCTTAGATAAACAAACACACCCACCCCATAAAGGTGGGTTTTTTATGTTTTGTAAAACCGTATATATTTATTTAAGAATATATCACGATCCTATGTGATATCTACTTAAAAGTAAAACACTATTACGCTACTACTTAATAAGCGTACGACAATCAAAAAACAAATTATGTCAAACAAAGATTTATTAAAGCAAGCTATTGCTGAAGCGAAAACTATTCGTGAAGCTGCAATCGCCAACGCTAAAGAAGCTTTAGAAGAAACATTAACTCCACACTTAAAAGAAATGCTTGCTCAAAAGTTGCAAGAAATGGAATTAGAAGAAGAAGAGGAAGATGAAAAAGTGATGGATGAAAACATCTACGAAGCAGAAGAAGAAGAGGTAGAAGCAGAAGAAGGAGAAGAAGGAGCTGAAGAAGAAGCAGCTGAAGAAGAAGGTAACGAAGAAGAAGAAGAATTAGAAATCGAAGATATGTCTGTTGAAGATTTAAAAGACCTAATCAGAGACATCGTTGCACAAGAAACAGGTCAAGAAGAAGAAGCAGACTTAG